GTGCACAACGTTATATTGAGGGTGGAAATTTTGAAGCTGCTCAGAAAGTCGCAAGCAGCGGTCAGAAGCTAAAGCAACTATTGGTTACATTAGACACAACTTCTCCGGTTAGCATTAACACAGGATATGGTAGTAAGACACCAGAATTATCGGCTGCAATCTCTAAGGCTATTGCTCAAGCAGCTGGTTCTAGTGTAGGTACAGAGAGATATCAAGATTATGCCTCTGAAGCTGCCGCTGGAAATGTTTCAGCATTGCGTCCAATTTTAGATGCACTAAGGGATAATCTAGTAGGACTATAATGAGATTTATTCAGTATCTTAGCGAAATGTTTCTAACCGAAGCCGCTGCCCTAACAAAGGGCAGTCAGCGTGTTATGAATGATAAGAAACTTGTCGCCGGACTTGCAGATGCAATGCGCGACGATGCACGTTCTCATCCGCGTAATTTTCCAGCCAATTCAAGTAGGACATTTCAAAAGGCATCTGATGAAGAATTAGCACAATGGTTCCTGGAAAATTTAGACAAAATTGAGAAGGCAGGATATGAGGGAACTATTTATTCAAGAGATGGGGTCTATAGTGATTGGATTGTGCGTCGTTATATAGCGGGTAGTCATAATTGGGAAGATATTGTGGGTGTCATGAATATGAACCTAAGAGATTGGACACTTCTAAAGAATCGTGATTTACTTGGTGCTGGCCATAAAGATATTCCTAAATTCAATAGTGTGAGAGATGTTGGTGCCTATGTCAATACACATTATGAACATCATTTGGCTGATATTAGAGACGCTGCAAAAACTGCGGCCTTGAAAAAGACAGCAAAATCGGCTCTTATTGTTGATAATGACGATTATAAGATCTATACGGTATTCAATAGAAATGCTGCAAGAATGGTAGGACTTGGAACACAATGGTGCACAGCGAATAGTGCCTCCGGCAGTAATTATGAAAATTATAGTAAGAATGCTATGCTGTTTCAGTTATTCCCAACTCAAGCCAAGAAGGACGAAACCGGCCGCCCAGAAAAATTTCAATTTGATGCCAGCGGGGTTGGTTCAATGAGTCCTAATGGCTTTGCATTCAAGGATTTTCTTGATCATAATGTTTCTCCGGATGTTGTTAGAGAAAGATTCCCTTATCTTTATACTGACTTAGTAAAGGGACTGAAAGAGAAAGGTAGTGCATTAGAAGATGCAATGACTACAATGTCAGATGATCCCACATTACAGGGACCGGATACAAAAACTAAGAAATATAATATAGAGGATGAGATCAAAAAACTCACAAAAATGAAGAATGCAGGATTTTTTACTGATGAAGTTCGACCAAGGGCGACACCGGCAGAAGAACCAACCGGAGATAAACCGCAGGTATTACCTGCTCCACAACAACCCGAAGGAAATACTACTATGGAAAATGTAGATAAAGACGTAGCAGCAATGCTATCAAGTTTGAAGAAGTATGACATGCTAAAGGAATCAGTCTCACCTGTTCTAGGTATGGTTACACTAGGTGAAAAGAAAGGCGAGAAGCCAGAGTGGTTAGAAAAAGCCGAAAAGAAAGCAGAAGCCAAGGAAGACGGGCCGGAAGATAAGTCCGACTCCGAAGGCGGTGAAATCGACGAAGATTCACATCTAGCCAGCGGAAAGAAATCTAAGTGGTCGGATGATCCAAAGGATCATTTCAAGGAAGAAATCGACGAGAAGGATGAAGGCAAGCACAACAATGGCAAGACTACAGGATTCAAAGCAGTTGCTAAAAAAGCAGCAGCAGAATATGGTAGTAAAGAAGCCGGCGAAAGAGTTGCTGGTGCTGTTCATGCTAAAATGGCTGCTGCTGGTAAGCTCGAAGAAACCACCGCAGCAGATCCTGAAGTTTTAGAATGGATGAAGCGTTTCTCCAGCCTTGGAAAAATGAGCGGATACTAATATGAGACTCGACGAAATTACCGGGGATGCCAGGTTTGACAACATGCTAGGCAAGATTGCAGCAAGTGACAAACCTAGTGTCGATATAGGAAATAAAAAAGCTGAACCCGATAGAAAAACAATGGAACTAACACATAAGATATTTCTTGCCCTAAGAGATTATGATGATCCATATGTATATGATCAGTTTGTTCAATTCATGAGAAAAACACTAGACCCAAATATTGGGCCAGTTGATGAATCACGTTGATGATATGAAAGATTGACTTTTCAGTAAATAATTGCTAAACTATTGTTTACTGGGAGTCATGCCATGACATATAAAGAAGATTTTTTACAGAGTTGTTTGATATTAGATACAGAGACAAACTCGGATGATTATAAAATTGCAGAAATTATCGAGTCGGGCTTCGTTATTCGTGAAGGTAATGACTGGACGATCTTTCAAGAGTTGCATAATACGATTGATAGGCCTATTCCGCCGAAGGTAGAAAGCATCTGCTACATCACAAATAAGATGATAGCTGATAAGCCATCTTTTATTGATTCAAAAGAAGTATTTCAGGAAGTTGTAAGTGGTTACAGCAACGGCTATCTTGTCGCTCATAATCACTTTTACGATATGCGTGTTCTTGAAAGACACGGCATCGATACAACAAATCACAAATGGATTTGCACATGGAGATTAGCTAAAAAGCTTTTCAATGGTATAGATTCAATCGAAGAAACAAATCTCCCATACCTGCGTTTTGCACTTGAGTTGGATGTTCCAATCGAGATGTATTGTCACCGTGCTGGTAATGATTCTTATATCACTGCAAAATTACTTGAAGCCTTGGTGGGTTACATGGAAGAAATGGGATTGATTGATAAGGATCAACCCTATGGTCCACAAGTTGCAGATTATGCATCCTCATCTATCCTATATGAACGTATGCAGTTTGGTAAGCATAAGGGCGAACTTATGAAAGATGTACCACACTCGTATTGGCAATGGGCCATGAAGAATACAGATTGGTTCAACGAAGAAGCTGATAATTATGATCCGGATCTTGCAGCAAGTATCCATAAGGCCCTTGGATTGGATTGATGTACGGCATCAAGCAACAAAATTGTCATATTCTCTGCTACTATAAGAATACGCTCTTATTCGCATCATTGAAGATGTCATTCCAGCCAGCTATAATCTATTCAGCATACGAAGCAGATCTACTATGCCAAAAAATAATGACACAAATGGGTGATTATTCTCTAACGGTTTGTAAATTTACTGAGGAAGAATTAGAACAATTTACAATAAACAGATTGAAAGGTTATTGACCGTTGTTATTGCGTGCACCGTCCATAGTCTGTGCGGCTAATGCGCGGTTTGGATCGGATTTATATGCCTGAACATCGTGATTATAAGGAAGATCGGCAGCACACAATGCATATTGCAGTCCACGGTACCCCGGTGATTGAAGCTTGCCCTGTTTAGGGTGATTCGTGTATTGTGGCTGTGGCTTAGTAACAGGCTTTGTGAAGACAGGAACAATTTCCTCACTAAACCATTGTTTGAAGTGTTCGTCGTAGTATTCCTTGTTTTGCCCTTTATATTTTACATCTTCAGGATTATAAAATTTGTCATACTCTTTACCCGCTTCTTTATAAAAACGAGCAACAACGTCTGTAGCACTTTCGCCTAAGAATTCTTTTATCTTCATAACACTATTTATCAAAGGAAACACAAAATGAGAAACGCATTGGTACCAATCGTAGTAGAACAAACCGCCCGCGGCGAACGCAGCTACGACCTTTATTCACGCCTGATGAAAGAGCGTGTTATTTTCTTCACCGGTGAAGTTGAAGAAAATATGTGCGATGTCGTGATTGCACAACTTTTGTTTCTGGAAGCTGAAAATCCAGAACAGCCGATAAGTATGTATATCAAGTCACCCGGTGGATCAGTGTACGACGGATTGGGCGTTTATGATGTGATGCAATACATTAAGAGTCCAGTTCACACTTATGTGGCAGGTTGGGCAGCAAGCATGGGTTCATTTATTGCACAGGCTGGTGCGGCAGGACACCGTTATCTGCTTCCAAGCTCCATGACAATGATCCACCAGCCTTCATCCGGTACACGTGGTAAAGTTACCGACATGCAGATTGACTTGGAAGAAAGTATTCGCCTAAAGAAGCAAATGACCGAATTGTATGTTAAGCACAATTCGAAAGGCAAGACATACGATGAGTTCGTACAATTGCTGGACAGGGATAAGTGGCTGACCGCCCCGCAGGCAATTGAGCTCGGGCTGGCAGATCACATTGTGGATAAGAGACTATGATTAGAGTTACCGAAGCAGCAAAAGAAAAAATCATTTCAATCCTAAACGAGGAAAAGGCAACTATACTTCGTTTTGGGTTGCAAGGTGGCGGCTGCAATGGATTTACTTATTTCTTTGCCATTGAAAACGAATCCGTAAGTGAGGATGATTTTTTGCATCCGTTAAGTGATTCGCATATATTAGTTGTCGATGCAGCAAGTAGCATGTACCTCGAAGAAGCCGAAATTGATTATAAGAAAGACATCATGGGTGAAAGTTTTATATTCAATAATCCAAATACCAAAACAAATTGTGGATGTGGTAATAGTGTAGGTTTCTGATAAATAGACTATCTGTTAGAGGTGACACATGGAAAGTCCGTCGAAAATGCTCCTAAGCTTAGAGGTTGCTAGAGGGATATATGAATTCGGCCTTGGTTGGCTACTAAATGCACCACTAAGAGCTATCTCACCACCCGGTGATGGGCATCCGGTATTTGTAATACCGGGTCTTGGCGGATCTGATGGATCTACTCATTACATTCGTAACTTTCTCAACGGACTTGGGTATACTTCCCATTCTTGGGGATTGGGTAGAAATCTTGGTCCCAGGCACGGAATGGAGAAAATGCTTGCGGATCTAACTGCTCGTGTAGTAGATATCTCAACTGCCGCAGGTGGCCAGCAGATTAGCATAATAGGCTGGAGTTTAGGTGGTATCTATGGCAGAGAAATAGCCAAGGTGTGCCCTGATCTTGTAAGGCAAGTTATTACATTAGGTTCTCCATTCAAATGTGTAAATGAAGGTACCAATGCCACCAGAATTTATGAAATGCTGAGCAAAGACATAAGTCATAAAAATCCTTCCATTATCAAGAAAGTAAGCGAACGTCCTCCTGTTCCATTTACATCTCTTTATAGCAAGTCTGATGGGATCGTACATTGGGAATGTTCAATTGAAGATGAAAGCATGACATCAGAAAATATCGAGGTACCGGGTGCGAGTCATATGGGACTTGGTTATAATCCGATAGCTATGTATGTCATCGCTGATAGACTAACCCAGACTAGGAAGAACTGGGGACCATATAAATCAAAGTAATCAACCAAATACAAATAAAACGGGCTTTACGCCCGTTTTTTTATGATCTTGACATACTATGCAATATATGTTACAATAATTACAACAATAATAGGAATATGGAATGGATAAAAAAACATATGTGCCAATGAACGAATTGATTCGTGACAAAGATACTACGTGGACTTTTACACATATCAATATACCGTATTATGAAATTGCAAAAAGGGGTATCGTTATTTGGTGTGTTCAAAATCTCGAGGGAAGATGGACAATGTTGGGTGGCAATAAGTTTGGTTTTGAAGATGCCGCTGATGCAACAGTGTTCCGGATTCAGTTCGGATTAGGTGCATAAATAGTTTTGATTACTGGGAGAAATATCATGTATGATGTCAAAGAATTGAAACAAAGACTAATAATTATCAAGCACTCAGATCTTGATGATGCATGTATTCTCGATGAAAATTATCTGCAACTTATCAAGGAAACACCAAACTCTGATGAAAAGGACCAGTTTGCAGTCCTACGATCACTTGTTCGTCGCAGAATTGAACATCTAACAGGAAATTGCAGAAAAAACTAATGCTAAATATTTCAAGACAGATTTATTCAGGGTGGAATACAACAGGGACTAAAGAAGATTTACCAGAAGCAGAGGTAATTCCCTTCGGCCTATCCACAAATGAAAAGAAGAAACTAGAATCAATCACAAAGCGGTATAATGTCTTAGCGGAGCATGAAAATATTCCGCTGCCTGGTTTTACTCTCTATAAAACAAATAGAAAAAATTGGGGCTCAGCTGATCAAACTTGGCTTGTGATAGATCCGCGTGGCTTTCTAGTTAGAATAAGTAATGACAATTTAGAAGAAATTCTTTATGTTACGGGTATCACAGAAGGGCTAATACAAGAAAAATGTGTGTGGGCTCGCGAAGATACTCAGACCAAAATGGTGTTGGTTCCTATCAGCTCACCTAAATATATAGAAGCTATCAAGAATACAGAACTCATCGAATCGCGGGTTGATATCAGAGATGTGCAAATTGGCGACACAGTTCTTTTACAGAATAAATTGACTGGCATATATAGAGGTGTTTTATCTTTATATGCACCCATTGACGGATATGAGTCTGTTCAAAAGCCACAGACATTTTTACGAAGGCAAATTGTCGAAGTTTCTCCTAAAAAATATTATTATCAAACCGATTTGAAAATTCTGAGGGTAGAGAAAAAATCTAAGAAGGTAATAACGAGAGAAGAATCCGCAGCTTTATTGAATGATGAAATAGAAAGAGGTGTGGCATATTTTAGCAATACGGCACATATGTCAGCGAGTGGATATTATTCGGTACGTGGAATGATCAGACATGTATCTGTTCATGCAGTACCGAAGGTTACCATGTCCCTGGAGGAAATCACAAAAGATGAAGCGGAATATCTTCTCCACTATGCTATATCAATAGGTGATTCGGGTGTGTTGGCATTAGAATGTAATAATAAACTGAAACATCTTATAGATTTTACCTATGCTTTTATGTCAAATAAATTAAAGGCAACTGTTGATAGATTTGAATCGTATAAGATAATGGATATTGATACTGGAGCTGAAGGATTTTCATTATTGGAAGATACTAATAGAGGATGGCCAAACAATAAGAATAAGGAAATCCGATCACTGGATAGTTTTGTGAAATTCTATAGAATAATCAAGCATGTAAAGAATGGGTCTTACATATAATACGGAAATAAAATGACAAAGAAAATTGATTTAGAAAAATATGCAACATTTGTTGATGGCGTAACAAGTCTTACAAGCAAGGATTTTCCTACCTTTATGGCAAGAATGCAGGCCTTACAAGAGCAAGGTGCAAATGTGCCTAGATTACTTACATCTGCTGTCGGACTCGCCGGCGAATCGGGCGAATTCAATGAACTCGTAAAGAAGATTGCATTCCATGGAAAAGAGTATAGTCCCGAAAATGTAACACACCTAAAGAAAGAATTAGGCGATGTAATTTGGTATTGGACACAGGCATGTATGGCACTCAATGTTGATCCAAATGAGATTATTGCAGATAATGTTACAAAGTTAGAAGCTCGTTATCCGGGTGGAGTCTTTGATGCATGGTATGCAGAAAATAGAAAAGATGGCGATCTCTAAATTTAGAAACATGTTATGTGATGTGCTTCTTACTGATCAATCTCAGGAAGAAATTGAAGCCATGGTTGACTATTGCGATGAGCATAAGCTAAAATTACTATCGTTTTCAAATACCGATGTTAGTGATGTCGGACGATGGGATACTGTGGCTATATTTCAATTTGAGACTGAGGAAGATGCATTAGCATTCAAGTTGAGATTTAGATGCCAATAAG